CATTAAATAAATAAAGGCATTGCATCAATTAAGAAACAAAGTCTAAAGGAGTTCAAAACCGGAACCTAACTGGGATGCTCAATGGTTTGTGGCTTACGTTCGTAATACTCAATCTTTTGTGTCCATCCCTGATAGTAACTAAATCAAACATTGATTAGGATGAGTATAGAGAATCCTGTAATAGAAAAAGAATTAATTCAGGGCTTAGATCAAGATCACGAGAAAACCAATAAAGATCCTTTAACTGAAACAATTAAAAAAGCCAGGCTTAATCCAGATGATGAAATTGTTGAGGAAGAGCCAATTTTATGGATTAACAATACAGGATTTGGAACGAGGGGAAATATAAGCACTTTTATAGGTAAAGCTAAAAGTAAAAAGTCGATGCTTGTATCGATGTTCTCCGCTGCTCTTTTAGGATCAACAAACATTAAAGGTTTTTATCCGGGAGAGAATGGTTTCAAAGGGGTAATATTTGACACAGAGCAATCAAAAAGACATTGCCAATTGCAATATAGGAGAATCGATAAACTTCACAGCGAGCGCATTTCTCCTCTCTTAGAATACTATATGCTAAGGTCACACTCCCCGAAGGAGAGGTTAAAAATTATTGAACGGATAATTTATTCTAAACCAGAATTAGGATTTATAGTTATAGATGGAATTGCAGATTTGCTCGCCAAAGGAGTGAATGATGAAGAAGAAGCTATTACCCTCACCAACCTATTGATGAAATGGAGTTTAGAAAAAAACATTCATATAATAACCATTCTCCATCAGAACAAAGCTAATGACAATGCTAAAGGCCACATAGGTAGTCTTCTGGTACAAAAAAGTGAAACGGTATTATCTGTCGAAAAAGAAGTTACCAATCCTAAAATTTCAACGGTTACCTCTCCCTATTCCAGGGGTATGGAAATTGAACCTTTTCATTTTTCAGTTAACGAGGAAACTGGGGTGCCATACATACTCGAGGATTTCAGCAAATCTAAGACCGGTAAAAAATCTATTAATCCTTTCGATTATACTTTAGAAGCCAATTATGAAATTTTAAAAGAAGTATTCATTAACCGCAAAGAGATATCATTTAAAGAACTAAATGACCTTATAAGATACACTTTCAATAAGCACAGCGTGTCATTCGGAGAAAGAAAATGTAGGGACTGGATTACCTATTTCAAAGAACAAGAAATGATTTATCAGGAAAAACAAAACAAGCCTTATAAACTAAACGTATCGTGGCAAGGCAGTTAGGTACGGCACCCGTAATATATACGGGGTGCCGTACCACCATACCACAATTGCCATGATACCACGGCAATTGCCACACCTAAGATAAACGGCCTATATACAGTATTTTAAAGATGGAAAAAGCATTTAAATATTCATTAGAGCGCGGCAGTAAGAAATTTTTATGCCCTAACTGTCATAAGAAAACATTCGTAAAGTACATTGATAATGAAACTGGAGAATACCTACCTGATAGGTACGGTAGATGTGACAGAGAGCAAAAATGTGGTTATTTTCAAACACCTGAATCTGCAGAAAGCACCTTCATACCAAATGCGGTTGAAGTGATGAAGCCGGAGTCTACGACTTATTTATCTCTAGATCATCTCGATAGCTCATTCAATTCTGAATTTGAAAAGCAAAATAACTTCATTCTGTCTTTGAATAAAATCCTGGATGATCACTCTATCAAGAGAGTGATCAGTGAATATTTTATTTCCACTTATAATTACTGGAACAATTGGGCCACTGTATTCTGGCAAATTGATGAAAAGGAAAGAGTAAGATCCGGCCAAGTTATTCTTTACGACCCACACAACGGGAAAAGAATTAAAAAACCTTTCAGCCACATAACTTGGATGCATTCAATTTTACTTAAGAAAGGGGAAATTGAGGACTTTAATTTAAAGCAGTGCCTTTTTGGTTTACATCTGATTAATGACTATCCGGATAGAAACATCGCTATTGTAGAAGCACCGAAAACAGCCTGTATAATGTCCGCTGTTTACCCAAAATTTCTATGGATGGCCACATGCGGACTATCCAATATAAATCCTGAAAAATTTAAACCTATAAAAAATAAGAAGATAATCCTCTATCCAGATTTAGGAGCTTTTGATGTTTGGAGTGAAAAAGCAAAAACTCTTAAGAAGTTTGGATATAACATTGAAGTTTCGAGCCTACTCGAGATTAAATGTAAGGGATATCCAAAAGGTCTGGATATAGCAGATTTCTTTATTAAGAAATCAAAAAATTAACATTCCGCGTTTTCCTCTGCAAGATGTGTACTTGTAATGACAATTTCAGAGAAATTTCAAGTACTGCATTACGTAGGAGGGGAAATGCGCAACAAAAAGTAACCAATTTTAATACTCAATACAATGACAACAACAAGCAAACAAAGAACATTAATTTACGAAGACGAAGCAAAGAAAAAAGTAATGCTTAAAGATGTGAGTGAAATGATGCCAATTTTAAAAAAGGTACAATCCACTTACAATGATTTGGGGATTGGAAGTCTGAACAATGATATTTTCCATGAAATCCTAAACACTGGAACTTCTAAAATAAGAGAGCGTTTCAATAAAAAAACCGAAGAGGAAGTTAAAAAGGCTGGCTTTACTTCTGAGAGCATTATACAAAATCTACTAATGGGTACCGATGAAGTATTTGAAAAATTCAATACTCAGGTCAAGAAATTAAAATCATTCAGCGCTACAAGGTACGGAATGGATAATACTCCTCGCCTACCTAAGGAATATATTTATTGTTATCACTTTGGTGGGTTTGGCGTTAAAGATGAGGAAGAGGAAAAAATACTAGAACATTTCTGCAGAACTTATCTGCAAGGACCAGAAGAACACGAACTATATCAAGAAATACAGGAGTTCTTAATGGCTGCTAAAAAGATCAAAAACCATCTTAAGAAGATAGGTTATAAATACGATGGAAATATTCAAAGCATTTTAAATCATTTTACCACTTTCAAGGACGGAGAAGTTGAAATAAAGCCAAGTTCTATCCGATGGGCAGTATCTGGGCAGAAAGAACAAATTGCAGCCCGTAACAGAGACAGAGAACATTGGAAGAAAGTAAATGATGAGTTAAGACCTCCTCATTTTTCTCAACTATAAAACCCCACAGCAATGAGCGTACTAGAAATAGATTATACGAAGAAAAGTGAAGTAGAAAACTTCATTAGCAGCAATTACAATAAAGAAAAAAGTCAATATTATGCTGAATATAACGGTGACCGTAAAATCCGAAAATTGCAAATCGGTCACCGACCAAACATCACCCAAGGTAGACGAGTAATTGAAGCCGAAAGGATCACTCTAAACTTTCAAAAAAAGATTGTGCAAACGGCAGCTTCATTTCTTTTTGGTGAGCACCCAGATATTAGTATCTCTGGGGAAGGTTCTGAAAAAGAAAAAAAAGTATTGGAAGCGTATAAGGCTAACCGGATCAATAATAAGCTATACGACTTCGCCGAGGAGGTGATGAGCACTACTATGGGAGTGTTCATTTTCACAAAAGATAGACAAGATGTAAGATGTCGACTTTATGGCCATGAGAACGGTACTTTCATTCCTAAGTATGATGTTTTCGGGGATCTGGAAGCCGTATTTTGGAAATTTCATATGGATGAAATTGACTACATCTGGATTTTCACCAATGCAGAAATCCATTATTACGAGGGAAAAGATGGAGACATGAAATACAAAGGAAAAGACAATCACGGTTTTGGTGTTATTCCAATTGTTTTCATGGATCAAAAGAAACCAGAGTGGTTTGATGTAAAAGAGTTAATAGATCGAATTGAAATGCTGGTATCCAAACTTTCAGGATCTAATAATTACTTTGCCTTTCCAATACTAGGCTTGAAAGGTGCTTCCTTTGAAAATAAAGAAGGAAAAGAAGAAACGTTGATCGATATAAGTGAAGACGGAAAATCTTTAATGCTAGGTTTTGCAGAAAAAAACGGTCATGTTTTAGAAGCTGACGCTAAATTCATCCAAAGAGACACCGGAGTTGAATCCATAGACTTAGAGCTTAAAACTCTGAAAGAAATGATCTTCAACATTTCGCGCACTCCTGATCTTTCATTCAATAACGTTAAAGGTATTGGCGCGATATCTGGAAGAGCCTTAAAGTTGATGCTTCAAGACGCCATCAACAAAGCCAAGGCAAAACAGAATCAATACCAAATAGTTATTGAACGAATATTGAATGTGATTTCTGCAGGCCAGGGAAACAAAGAAAAGTTTGATTTTAATATCAATTTCAATCTTTCCCTTCCGGACGATCTTAAAGAGCAAATCGAAACGCTTATCGATGCTACCGGTGGTAATGCTATCCTTAGCCAAGAATCTGGAATTAAACTAAGTCCATTTACTCAAGATGCTGACAATGAATTTATCAAAATTCAAAATGAAGAAAAAAAGCGAAGCGGTGGATTTTTAAATAGCGGTGAAGATGAGTGATTCAATAGACCCATGTGAGCGTAAGATCTTCTCATTGATTAGTGCACAGGAATGGCACATGAATCAACTATATTCCGAATACACGAATGAATTCGGGACCATCTTACGCAATTATAATGGCAGATTGAGCCAAGCCAGAAAACAAGAATTAGACAGAGCCCTCCAACGATTCCATGATGACTTGGAGGCGCTTTTTATTCAGCAAATTACAAGGGGTGTTGATCAGTCGAATGCATGTACCGATGATTTCATTAAAGATTATCTCCAAAACATGGATATGACCTCAGAGCAAGTCAATACTATGCTTATGAAAAACGAAGGGGCTACTATGGCATTTATCAACCGTAAAGTAAAAGGATTAGGATTAAGTGACCGGGTTTGGAAACTAACCAGACAGACGCAGGAAAATATCGATCTATTATTGGAAAGCGGTGTCGTTAATGGAAGAAGCGCACCAGAAATGGCAACCGATTTAAAAAAGTTCCTCAAAGAGCCAAACCGAAGATTTCGAAGAATTCGAGACGAAAATGGAAAGCTGCAATTGAGTAAGCCAGCACGGCGATATCATCCGGGAAGAGGCGTTTATCGATCGAGCTACAAGAATGCATTAAGAATGAGCCGCACGGAGGTTAATATGGCGTATCGCACCAATGATTTTGAACGAAGACAAAACCTACCTTTCATTGTGGGCCAGCGAATAAGAGTTAGTCCAAGTGCAAGAGAACCCGATATTTGTGATGAACTGGTAGGCCTTTATCCGAAAGAATTTAAGTTTGTGGGCTTCCACCCCCAGTGCAAATGCCTGTCTACTTCGGTGCGTATTCCGCGAAATGTCATGAAGAATTATTTAGCTGGTGAACCAATACCTGCGAAGTACCAGGTTAAGGGAATGCCGAAGCGAGGACTTAATTTTCTTAATAAGAATGCGGAACAAATAAAAGGCTGGGCCAATACACCGTATTTCATACGAGATAATTTCACACCAACTAAAACCGGATTTAAATTAAATGAGACTATTCCAAGTTAAGATACACCGGTTCATCAATGGAAAAAAAATGAGTTGGTTTATACAGCGAGTTATTGAAGCCAAAAAAGAACCAAAACTAGGACTGTATAATACTTTAAAGACAACCCCACCCATTGAAGAGCATATAGTTGAAGTTAAGGAATTTGATTTAGAAGCTGCTTTTTTGAAGCAATCCTTAACCGACAAAACAAATGAAATCATCAAGTTTACCCGGGAGGAATTCAAACAGGAATTCGGAATTGAACTTGAAGAAGATCGAGCCAAATTTATTAAATGGTACTTCAGTACTCGAAAAGCTTCTTTTCATCTGTTATTGAATGATCTCTCTGAGTTCTATTTAAAGATAAGCGAGATTGAAGTGATACGAATTATAAAACCAGACTATGAGCCAGAATACGAAAAACCTAAGCGAAAAAAGAAAAAGGTTTAGCCAGGAGTATGTAATTGATTTAAATGCAACACAGGCAGCCATAAGAGCTGGCTATTCACCTAAAACAGCAAAATCACAAGGGCAAAGGCTGTTGACTAATGTTGACGTTCAAAATTATATTGCAGAGCTTAAAAATGAAGTAAGCGAAGAGCTTAAAGTCTCACACCAAGATGTTTTAAAGAAGCTGCATAAATGGGTAGAATCGGACATTACCGAAGTTTTGGGACTTAGTGTAGATGAAGTAAAGGCTTTACCTCTGGATGTTCGAAAGCTGATTAAGTCATTTAAGCACCGTAGAAAGACGTTCACCCAAGGCGATAACATAGTTACCGAGGATTACGTAGAATGCGTATTTGTGGATAAGGAGAACGCTCAGGCGATGATTAATAAGCATATCGGATTTAACGAAGCGGACAATAGACAAAAAGCCAGCAGCAATATAGTAATGGTTCAAATTCCAGACAATGGAAGAAATAACTCAAATTAAAGCCCAACCGGGTTATCAGGAAAAAGCACTTTCTTCTGGGGCTGATATCGTGATCGGTGGATCAGCTGCCGGAGTTGGTAAAACATTCTGCTTACTCATGGACCCGTTAAGGGACATCAATACAGCCGATTTTGGTGGTGTGATCTTCAGAAGGCTAACCACACAGATAAAAGCCGAGGGCGGTTTATGGGATGAATCTAAAAAACTATATTCTATAGTAGGCGGCACACCAAACCAAACAGAATTGCAATGGACATTTCCGAGCGGCGCTAAGATTAAGTTTTCACACCTTGAGCATGAGAAGAATGTAACAAGCTGGCAAGGTTCTCAAATTCCTTTTATTGGCTTTGATGAGCTTACCCACTTTTCCAAAGAAACATTTTTCTATTTACTATCGCGTAACAGATCAAGTTGCGGAGTTAAACCTTACATACGGGCAACATGTAACCCTGATCCTGACAGCTGGGTGTACGAGCTTGTTAAGTGGTGGATTGGCGATGATGGTTTCCCGATAGAAGAGCGTCAAGGCGTGATCCGGTATTTTATAAAGGATGGAGATACTATGATCTGGGGAAGTTCCATAGAGGAACTCATAGAGAAAGCGGCATATTTCATTGATCCATTGGTTAAGGCTTCAGGCATAGCCCCTAAACACTTCATCAAATCAATCACTTTCATAGGTGGCTCCATTTACGACAACAAAAAACTGTTAAGTAAAAACCCCGACTACCTGGCAAACCTTGCCGCTCAGGACGATCAAACTAAATTGCAGCTATTAGAAGGGAACTGGAAGGTTTCTCTTAATCCAAGCGATATTTATAATTACAATCAGTTTAAGGACTACTTCACTAATGACTGGGTAAAGTCAGGAGAAAAATGTATTACGGTGGACGTTGCTACCTCTGGAAAGAATAAGCTGGTTATTTCCTATTTTGAAGGGGAGCGCTGGGAAGATATCGAGATTATAGATAAATCCACTGGTAAAGAAGTGATCGATGCCATTTTAGAAATGGCTAGACGTCACGGTGTACCGAATTCAAAAATCACTTATGATGCCAACGGAGTAGGTTCTTTCATTGGTGGTACCGATAATGCGTTTATCCCTAATTCAATCCCATTTGATAACGGTGGAAAGGCTTATGAAATGAAAGACGGCCGTAAGTTTAAAAACCTCAAGGCGCAATGCTACTATCTGGATGGTGAAGTCATGGATCAATATATTTCGCCAAAAGTAGCCGATAAGATGTATGATACTAAAATGACTGTACGCCAAAGGCTATTGCATGAGCGTAAAGCCATTAAGAAAAAGAAACGTATGGATGAAGAACCGCTGGCACTTATCGCTAAGCAGACCATGAAAGAAAAGTATTTACAAGGTGATTCCCCTGATTTATTAGATTCCAAGATGATGAAAAGAATATTCGGATTAAAGAATGATGATTTCGAAGTCGTAAAACCAAAACCGGTAAAAGGCTTAACTTGGTGAGGCTAATTTATATTTCGGATAAAATACGGATAAGATTATCAATTGAATTTCTAACAGTCCCTGCAATTGCTAGGGATTTCTTTTTTGTATCAACTCTTAATTGGACTTTGCGTCATTTTCGACGAAAAGTTTACTAAGCGTAATTTTGCGCTCAGTATAACTCAGGGAAAAATTTCCCTCGTTAAATTTAATTGCTTGATTCTGAACCAAAGCCGTAATATCGGCTTTGAAAATTTTCTACCAGTTGAATCCTTATAAGCACTTACCCCAACTTTGGGTTGAGAGATTTTAATATAAGTTTTATTAAGGTTGTTAATATCTCTTTTCAACTAGGGAGTGGTGATGTCATGGTTAATGCTACAGAAATGACTAAGCCATTTAATAAACGACCTATAGATTGGTTAAGACTTCCGAGTACTGATATGTTTATTAAAGAATTAGAAGCTGTGAGAAAATCACACAGGTCTGAATTAGTCAATAAAGTTAACACCAGATACAACGGGCGCAAGTTTGCGCTGGTTGCCTAAATAGCATCTACGCATCTAACTCATTAAATCGGGGTTAACTATATACACCTGTCTATATCTTCGCATTCGAAACAGTAAGCCTTTTTAAAATGAGTAAGAAAAAAGACAAAAACCATGAATTGCTGATTATCAACCTGCATTCTAGCTTGAAAAAGAAACTTAGGATTAAAGCAGCGAAGAACGATCAAACAATGACCGGCTTTGTCACCTCATTAATAGAAAAGGAAGTAAGAACTAATTAATACAATACATTATGACAGCAGAAGAAATTGAATTTTTGGACAAAGCAGCGATTGGTTATTTATCAGGTAGCGCGCCAAGTTTAGGTTTTAGCAATGATCCCGAAAAAGTAGCACAGGACGCATTTAAGTATGCAAAAAGCCTATTGAAAGAACGTGCTAACCATATTTCATAAACCTCTAAATAAATTACGATGACAGAGAACGAAAAAGAAATTGCAGAGACTGAGGCAGAAATCACGCAACTGCAAGAGAAACTAAAAGATCTAAAGTCTGTAAACAGACCATCCGAAGAAGAGATCAAAGATTTTGCACGTAGAGTGGTAAGTTAATTACATCATTATGAAAACAGGATATAATTTTGCTGGCGTTCGTGTAAAGAACATTATTCATGCTGCTGCTTTAATTAAGATTTTGATAAGTGGCAGATCAAACCTATCTAAAGCAGAACAGATTAAAGATGCTAAATTTAGGAAAATGGTTAGTGCGGATATCAACCGAAAAATAAATAAGTTCTCTACAGATCCGTTTGAAGCTGGCTTACTCTTCGCAGCAAATTTTGATGATTATAGCCCGGAAGATCAAGTAAAGCTTACTGAAATAATCTTGAATGATATGCAGGCATGGATTGACGAACGCAGACCTAGCAAAAAATGAAACCAAAATTTAAAATAGCAGCAATTAACCAATATGTTCAAAGTCAGATTGACACTTATGAAGATAAGGTTATTGAAGCGCTGCATTACGCAGGGGATGAGTTTGCCGAGGATGCTAAGAGAAATAGAACGCATGGCGACCGCACCGGTAACTTAGCCGCTTCCATTGGTTATATCATTCTAAAAGACGGTAAAGAAATATTTTCCCGGTTCGATGGTGACAAGAGCGAAGGTGTAAAGAATGGAAAGAAGATAGCTACTGAAGTGGCTGAAAAACAAAGTACAGGGTTCGTTTTGATCGGAGTGGCCGGTATGAGCTATGCCGCAGCTGTAGAGAGCATGGGTTATGATGTGATTACCGGATCTGCTCCAACCTCTAAAAAGATCAAGGATTTACTAAAATCAATTAAAATTAATCGATGAGAACGTTATTCGACCACATTTACAATAGTATCAAGAAAATTAATTTCGACGAAAACGAACTTTGCAAACAGTACTGGTTTAAGCTTGAACGGCTTAAAGCAAACTTCACAGATGAAGCAGCACTACAAATGCTTTTTGAAAATATAGAATGGCTGATCAATAGCGATGTTGTGGATAGCGATATTATCCTATCCCTGGGTGATGAAAAGAAAATGAATGATGCCGGGATCTTCTTTTCTGGAACCACAGTAGAGAAAGATTGTAAACTAATCTTATTTAAAGATGCTAAGGCTATTGTTTCCGGCCATAGTCAAGTACGATGTTTTGATAACTCCATTTGTGAAAGCTATGATTCTTCATTTATAACGGCTTTCCATAATAGCCAGATACTTTCTAAAAATTCCAAAGTAGTGGTTTTTGGTAGTTCCAAAGTCCAAAGTAAAGGTTTGTGTTTAATCGAAGATTATAGCGAAGGGAAAGCCGAAATTCAATCTACTAAGCGCGATCTAGTTTATTAAGCTATGAATCGTAACATGAAGCTAGTTCATAAGAGACAAAGCCTCATTGGTATTTTTATAACCCGAAAAAGAGCTAAAGGATATACAATCAAAAAAGCGGTTGAAGAAGCTGCTGTTATCTTCTCAGTAGGTATAAAAACCGCTTACAATGATTATAATAAGTATAGGATGAGTCTTTTAAAAGTATGACTATCCTATTCATACAAGTCTTGTCT